GAGGACCGGGAACTGGTTCTTTATCTTTTGGTGGTGGCTCACCGGGAGGCTTAGGTTTTGGACCTACACTAGAACCACCACCAAAACCACCGCCACCGGGCGTGTACTCACTGTCATCTATATCTGACTCTTCAGGAGGAGTTGGATCTGCAGGTATATATGGATCACTAGGAACAAAAGGTCTAGCTGGATTGCCAATAACTGGATTTTGATTTGGTTTGTCTAACGGGGATGCAGAAGTTTTACCAGCTCCAGCACTAAAATCATTCATTTTTCCTTGGCCGTATATGTCATACACAGAAGTAAAATTAGGTTTTTGATCTGGCAAAATAGGGTTACCAAATTGATTATTGCCATACATAGAATATATTGGAGCATTTGGGTCAGGCTCGTTTGGTTCAGAAGTATTTGTTTTAGGCGCATTTGTATTTTTGTTAGCATTACCCTTGTACATATCGTAAACAGAATTATATTGTGATGATGCCATCGGTTCCTCTTTTCTGTGTAATTAAAACTCGCTACTGTTAAGTCTTTCAAGGTATCGCCTTTTAGTCTCATCATCTTCTTGAAAACCAATTGAACCATCAGATTGCTGCCTCAAAACTGGAGGATCAGATCTCATATTGCTCATAAATTTTGGTGCAATTTCCAAAGCGGAATCTCTTAAAGCACCAAACACTGGTTCTTTTGACCCAAGGTTACCAAGCTGCGTAGATATAACTTTACCTGCAAAATTAGCTGGCCTTGCCATAATTGAATTTCCAACAGCATTATCTAAATAAGAATAAGCATCTTCTAAACCAGAGGCAACTTTACCAGCATAGGTATCTGGAACTACTCTAGGAAATGCGTTCATTGTACTAGAAAGAGGATCTATCTTTGCTATGTCATCAGAATAATTTCCTGCGTTTGCTAAAATTGCGCTGTAATCAAAACCTTTTGAACCAGCATTAGCCATATCGCCAAAACTATTAGAAGTAGAAAAAACTGTAGGCATTATATCTGGAACAATTTTTGAAGCAGATAAAACCTCAGGAGCTACACTAGCAGCTTTAGCTCCAAACCCTAAAATCTTTGGAGCTTTAAAAAGCATTTTCGCAGCAGGAATAGAACCAAGGCTTAAATAAGTTGATGGGTCTGTAAAAATATCTCCAGCAGCTTGTTTAAGCGCACCGCTAAAAGTTCCATCACTAGGACCACTACTAAAGTATGCTTCATTAGCGTGTACTTCAGATTTTGGGTCAGTATAACCAAGAGTGTCAGAAAAAGGAATAATATTTAACATAGCCCTTGGATCAGCTTTACCATAATTTCCACCAGTCAAACCATAAAGAGCAGTGCTCCCAAGCCCACGAAAAAACCTTCCGGGCTTGTCTAAGGTTTCCCCTGCAGAATCAAGCATTTGAAGCAACAAACTTTCTTCTCTTGGGTCCATGGCTTATCCCCTCATAGGTGGTGCAGGTGGCTGTTCATAATCTGGCTCTTTATCTAACGGTGGAGGCTCACCGGGGGCAACTGGTTTTTGGCCCAAGACGCTCATAAGCATATCGTAAAGAACGCTGCTATTAGGATAGTTTTTCATTTAATTTACTTCTTGGCTCCGGGATGTGGTCCTAAAACGGGAATCATTTTCCCATCTAATCCCATAGCAAACTGACCACCTTTTGCTCTGTGCGTTCTTTCCACACCTTCCTGACCATCTGTTTCTGGATTCCAAACTGGAGGCCTTGTGTAGATAAGCCTTCCTGTTTTTGGATCATTATAAGTGAAACCATCGGCATTCATTTTAGCGCCTACATTTTCTGGAGGAGCTACTTGCACTTGCGAGTAAGTATTGTTTTGCGGATTATTTACAGTTGGCCTATACGATGTAGAAGTCTGGTTTGATGGCGGTTGATAATTTTTATTGTTATTAGCTTGATCAACTTTCCAGTTAGCTAACCATTGAGAATAATCACTTTTGTATAATGCAGCGTCTTTTTCATTTTTTGCTGCTTGTTCTGGTGTAAAAGGAGTATAAAATTTAGCAGCGTAGGCAGCACCACTCATTGGCTCACTAGGTGGAGTAGGGGAAGCTTTTTGTGGCATAGGAACAGGTGCTGGAGCAGCGTTTGTGCCTCTGAAAGCTGTATCACTAGCGTATTCGCTCCTGCCTCCTGTTACTAGGTCGTTCCTACTAGGAGCGTTATAATTTACAAATTGATTTGGCTGATTAACCAAAGGCGAAACAGGTGCTGTACCTATTTCTGGCCTAGCTGCTTGTCCGGGAACCTTATAAGGAATAGGGTTTGCTTTTTGTTGTGATCTTGCTTGGCCTTGCTGACGAGGCTTATTAAACAAGTTTTGCTTAATAGAACTTTTAGTCATACCAGTACCTTTGGCTGCACCCATGCCGTTCATGCGCTGCGCTACTGATGGTATTTCATTTGTTGGCATTTTAAAATCCTTAATTAACGAAGCTCATTTGTACTAAGTTTGTTTGGCATAGGCACTGGAGTTTTTGCACCACCAGCATATTGATTACGGGGCATGTTAAAAGCCAAGTCATTTTCTGGACCACTTAACCGATTTACTAAAGGCGAAGCTGGTTGCTGCCCCGGTACTTGGTACTTGCTAAGCTGCTTTGAATTAATCTTACCTTTATTTACACCCTTTTGAACAGCTTGGCCCATCCTCGACATGCGCTGTTCTACCGTTGGGACTGTAGCTTGACCTCCTGATAAATTAGGTGCTGCAGGAGTAGTTGTTTTTTTAGGTAGTGGCCTATCAAAAAAACCACCGCCAACCATATTAGCGTACTTTATATACACAGGATTTTTCATTCCGGTAGCACCACCGTACCTAGTATATTTCCAAGCTTGGCTTCCATCACCCGGATCTACATATCCGGGTGTTGCATCAAGACCAAGCATTCCCGGATGACCTCCATGTGGAGCCCATACCTTGTTAAATTCATCCTGTGTAATATAAGTGTTAGCCATTGTATAACTCCTTAATTAACGATTTTGTGCTGCGTAATTTACATAACCTTTATTTGGGTTAGGTTTATGTCGATCACCTACTGTTCCAGCTGCAAAATCTCTCATATACTTAGCATTTCCTGCTGCTATTTCTTCAGGTGTTGGTGGTTTATAGTCTTTGTTACTCATAAAACCTTTTAGTGTAGTCATGCCAAACATTCCGTTAGGCATTCCGTCTTCAGTGTACAAATTTGTTTGAGGCTTTGTATTAAATCCATCCCACATAGGCACTGCACTTTGCTCGTATTTTGCTTGATTTTCAGGTGTCATTCTAAATCCACCCGGCTTAGGATTATATTTATACTTAAACCTTTCATCTGGCATTTTTTGTGGAATTGGATATCCATTTGCATCATATTTGACTGGGCCCTCAGGACCAAAACCGGGTGCATATCCAGCTGATGGTCCTGTAGGGGCAGGTGCAGGTGCTCCCAAAGGTGCTGTTAATGGTTGCGCTGCTTGTCCGGGAACCTTATAAGGAATAGGGTTTGCTTTTTGTTGTGATCTTGCTTGGCCTTGCTGACGAGGCTTATTTAACAAGTTTTGCTTAATAGAACTTTTAGTAATACCAGTACCTTTGGCTGCACCCATGCCGTTCATGCGCTGTGCTACTGATGGTATTTCATTTGTTGGCATTTTAAAATCCTTAATTAACGAAGCTCATTTGTACTAAGTTTATTTGGCATAGGCACTGGAGTTTTTGCATTAGCATATTGATCTCGACCAGCATCTCCACGATACTGCTCATAGCCAATTCTTGTTGCAACCCCATTTGCATCAGGTACATTTTTGTTTGGCATTGGTCTGTAAAATTGATAATTGGGCTCTGGATTACCTAACTGATTAGCCAAAGGCGAAGTAGGTTGCTGCCCCGGAACTTGGTACTTGCCAAGTTGGTTAGAATTAATCTTACCTTTATTCACACCCTTCTGGACAGCTTGACCCATCCTCGACATCATGCGTTGCTGTACTGATGGAACTGATGCTTGACCGCCTGACAGGTTAGCTGCTTTTTTTGCAGCTTTTTCAGCGTCTGCAGCAGCTTTTGCAGCGTCTGCAGCAGCTTTACTTTTTTGGTTATTATCGTATTGTAGCTGTTGCGAATAAATTCTTTGCCTAGCAGCATTCATAGATTGCAGCAAAGTAGCTTGCAAATAATGTGGCATCGTAGAAAATTCGTTGTCAATATCATTAGTGTTCCAGTTATATTTCCATGAACCAGAATTAGGCTTAGACAGCCCATTAGCCATTGCCCATTGATCTTCTGCTGTTAAACTTGTAAACGCTCTACTTCCTTGTGGTGGCATAGCTTAAGCTCCTTGTGGTGGCATCATTTCAGGTGGCACTCCTTCCGGTGGCATGCCTTCTGGTGGCATCATGCCCGGAGGAGGTGGAGGCGGTGGCTGAATCAGATACTTAGAAATATCAAGGTCCATCGTCTTAGCCCAATCCTGAAGAAGCGCATTGACTGCAGTAAAATCTCCAGTATTTTGTGCGAAGCTGGATAGACTAGGCAAGATATTTTGCATGGCAAGACCCATGTTATCTGCGTCACGCTGCTTGTTTGGCTTCATCGAACTGCCAGCAGCAACTCTGTATTCAAGGTTGTGCAAGATGTCATTTGGATCGCTAGATACAATAAGCTGATCCCATAGAAAAGCAATTGGCTTACCAACAACATTAACCACATCGTTACCAGTAAGATGCCAACGAACAGCAAGAGCTTCTTTCTTGGCAACATCTGTCATTGCGTCTTCAACTTTGTTCGCCATATCGTCAGGGCGAATTTTCGTTTGTTCCGTTTTACTCTGAGCTTCCGTGGCAGAACGGTATGATGCAGCCGATTCGCCATAAACCAACTCCGTGAGCCCTACACGCTTTTCAAAGTTTCTCTCAACGGCAGATAGAACCTGCCAGATGTCCGAATTAAATGGAGGATGCTGAAGGAATTGAACTACATCAGTAACAGTACCATGAGTTTCATCTATTTCTAAAAGCTCATAGTCTGTACCGTGAAGAATAGTAGACTTAATTTCTTCGCCAACTGATTTTTTAATTGCAAGAAAATCTCTGCACGAAACTCTAATTTTTCCAGCAATAAATGAATACACCCAGTTAATAAATTTAAGCTCACCAAGACCGGGTTTAAGATGCGACATAGGCCAAACTTTTCTTGGCCTTTCATGGAAAATAATAGGAGTCATTGGCCAGCTGTCATCAGCCCAGAATGGAGTATCCCATTCTAACCTTCGCTTAATTTCTGCGTCATCCCCGCCATTTTGAATATCAGGAGGAAGGTTAAGCGGGTAATCTACTTTGTCGCATACAGCAAGATAAGCGTAATCACCGTACTCTTCTAGCGGTTCAAGATTTTCTTTTGGAACACCAGACAAACGCCCACCAACACCAACCTTAGAGTAGACTTTCCAATAGACAAGAAGGTCATTTGTTTTACCTTGTTTACGCTTGTAATCTCCAGCAGTGCCTTCTCCCATGAGATTACCTTGCTGGTTATATGATTCAAGATGGCCAGACAAAGTACCAGCAACTAGGCCAAAATCTCGTTCTACTTGCCACACAGGATCAACACAGCGTTTAGCTATCCATCCTGCTTCAGCAATTGTTTCCATATCAGGATCAATAACCAAATTGTCTACAGTGTCGTAGAAGCTACCAACAAATTTCTTTCCTGTTCCGGGAGATACATAGGGCCTTGTCCAAAGTACGCCCATGCCTTTAATTAACGCCTCATCAATCGCTCGTCTTGAATGATCTTTAAGGTTAAGTGCATCAGGGGTAAAATTTAAATAATTTTCAAGCAGAAGTGCTCTAGCTCCATCAAGCTTTGTCTGCTTAATGTTCATCTCTTGAAGTTGTTCAAACATTGGTCCAAATTGCTGCGGATTAAAAGGAGCAAAAGCCCCTTCAGGAATATCCATAACAACTCTTGGATTTACTTTTCGATGTGGATTTCTTGAATAAAGTGCTGGCCCAAAGAGCTGGACCATTTCTGCAACTTTATTAACCGTCATAGCAAAGGTAGGTCTAGGGAAATCGTCTGCGCTTCCAGTAAAAGAAAGCCCTCCCCCTCCACCCTTTTTGAGACCATACATAAAATCGTATGGGCCATCAAAGAACTGCATACAAGTTTCGGCATCCTTACCAAATTCATCCTGCTTAAAATCATAAGCAAGCTGAATTTTTTTCAACCATGCAGTAACTATAGGGGCTAAGAGGGAGTCTTCTTTCATTTATTATTTCGCAACAGCAAATGCGCCTTTTTGTTTTTGTTGTTGTTCAGTTATTCGCATAACCAAAGTCCAAGCTCCAGCTTCTCTGGCTTCAGGTATTTGTGTAGTAGGATCATCTAAATGTCTTACTCCATCCATACACCGAATGGTTACGCTATCTTTTTCAAACACGCTGCAAGCAATAGTTTCTGCTCCAACATGAGTAACAACCGCTGGCCTTGGCGCAGTAGTCCTATCCGCTGCATGATACCAAAGCACCATATCACCAACAAAAATATTAGGCATAACAAACGAGGGCATATCATTCTCCTTGAGCAATTTCTAGGGGCTTCACTGATTTAAGCCATCCGTCAAGATCAAACTTTTCTTCAGGCTCAATAACAGTGTTATAAAGTACCATAATCGCAGCTTCCCACGCAACTAAAGATTTCTCATTTGGCTCACTATTACAAAGTTTTGCGATCTGGGAGGCTAAATCTTTTACCTTGCCATCTGGGTTGTTTAGTGCCCATTCGCCTATTGCTGTCCAAGAATTTTCATCAAGTTCTTCGTTTTTAGGCGAATAATCTAAAAACTGGCAAGCATCTTTAAAGCCTTCTTTGGCAATAGCTCCAATAATCATTGCGGAAGATCCACTCATAATCACACCTTTTCTTTACCGGGGCCAAGATTAATCATGCCCAAGCCCCCGTTTTGCTTGTTCATGCGCCTGACTTTCGCTTTCAAGGCTTTCAACACAGTATCATCTTTTCTTTCCATAGTGTGCCTTTGCACATATTTTAAATTACTCATGGCCATGTATCTAAAACATGCCATAGCATGAACCCTACCTCTATCTTCTGGCTTATCGGTAACATAACCTCTTGGCTCTTTCTTGTATCTGTACCTTTCTATTTCCCACATAAAGTTAGGACATTGCGGAAATACTTTTAATTTAATTGACCCGTCTTCTCTAACTTTTAGAAATGATCTTGCAGCTTCAATACCGCCCTGCACATCATCTGAGCCCCATTGAAAACCGCTGCCAGTAGAAGCAGAATAAACTTTGTATTTACGCAACGCTCTTGAATACTGTTGTTCAACATTTAAACCACTACCAATATCAGATATTCTCCCACCATGCATATCTATTACAAACTTTTCAAACTGCTGACCTACGGATTTTTGAGCCATTCTTTGGCCAAACTGTTCAGCATCACAGTTGTAAATATAAAGCTCATCATATAGATAAATAGTATTCCCAAGCATAGGTGGAGGAATAGCAAAAAACAAAACGCAGCAAACCTGCCTACCGGGGTCAACAACAGCATACCTAGTCCACTCATTAGGTATCTGAAAAAACTCGACTCCATGCATTGCTTTTGAAAACTCTGGAAATACCCTAAGACTATTGATTGCAAACTCGCCAGATATCCTAACTTTCCGTTCGTCTTCTGACATTCCTTCTGCAAATTCTTTTTTCTCTTTGTCACCGATGTGTGGGTTGTCATCCAAAATAATAACAAACTCGTCCACGGTTCTTTCATCTGGGGCATCTGGGTGCTTCTCTCTTTCTGTCAAAGCTCGTTCATGCAATTCAAGAAGTTTTTCCGTTCCAGTTTGAGGAGTAGCAGACCAGAACCCGCAACCTTTTCGATCCAAAATACGAGCACTTAATTCTGGATGCCAATCAGGATCTACAATTTCCTCATCAAGCCAGAATATATCAATATCGCTACCTTGAGGTGGCTTACCTTCTGAAGAGTAAAAGCTTATTTCCCATCCGTTGTTTAGCACAACAAGTTTAGGAATATTCTTGGCCTTGTTTTCCCATGCTATCTTTTTGATTAGCCTTTTAGGAATTAGCGGAGGTGATGGCTTAGTAAGGTGAAACCGATCAAGGTCTGACTTTTCCCAAGGTTTGTAAGTCCTCCATTGTTTGGTTTTTAAATCCCGTATAATTCTAAAAGCACCAGCTCTACCTAGCTTTCTCCACATTACATTACCAATATGATCAAGATTTCTACCTACGCAAAAAGCTCTGCCACCTTCTAGCGGATACTTTAAAAAAGGATCTACACCGCAAACAGCTCTAGACAATTCGACAGCTGCCACTGTAGTTTTACCTGATCGGTTTCCACCACGGACTAATCGGTGAGTGGCTTTAGACGAATGAAATGCTTGCTGGATTCCGGTAGGCTCATAGATCTTAAGAGCTTCCATCTTGCGTCTGGCAGCTTCGCCAAGAAGTTTCTTAAACCTAATACTGTCTCTTTGCCCAAGTTCAGAGTAATCAAAAGTTTCTTTGCTTCTATCTTTAGAAGTTACTTGCTCGACCTTCTGTTCAATCGGTGGGTTTAAATCAAAGTGTTTTTTAACAACAGCATCAAATTGTTTTTTAGCTACTTTAGGTTTTCGGCTTTGATCTAAGAGATGTGCAACGACAATTTTCTGAACAACATCGAGAGCCATGTCTTCTGACAGTTTATTGTCAGTCAGATTCAGCTCATCAATCAGGTTCTTTACTGATTGGAGGGTTAGTATCCCGTCTGGAAAATTCTCCTGCGAGCTCAGACCCGATGTCTTCCACCACCGCAGCGAGTTCATCACTGACTTTTCCAGCTGCGTCAGCTCTCTCTTTGGTTCTTGATCTTCCATCTGACTTCTCCTTGATTTGATTTACAACGCCGTCAATCTCTCTGTCAAGGTCTTCGTCAGTCATAAGACCAGTGTCATCTGGCTTTTCGTCAGACTCAGAAGCAAACTTCCAAACTCTAGTAATGATATCTAATATTCTTTGTCGAACCAGAGATCCTTCACCAGCAGCAATCCATTCTTCAAAAAGCATCTCTGCTAATTTAGAAGGACCACCAACCACCCTTACGAAATTCTCAGCAAGCTCAGAAAGATGCGGTAGCTTCTTTCCGTCTTTCAGGTTACTGCGTAAGTTAGCTTCTGTTTTGTTTGAAGATGGAGGCATTTCTATCCTATGTAAAAAGCAAGGGTGCAACAAAAGCTACACCCTTACTAATCCATTCACTTAGGCATTGCCCAAGTGTCTAAGCGAAGGCTTATCTGCCAATGAAAGCAGTAATATCGCCAGTGCTAGAAGTAGCAGCACCGGAGCAAGCCCTGCCTACTACAAACCCACCGGAAGGAAGGACATTGGTTACAGCTTTGTTAACTAATGCACTGAGTACATCGTTAGCTGCAATCGTTACTGTCCAACCACCAGAAGCGGGTGAAATAAGCGCAGGACCGCCAACAACTACATAGAACAAGTCCCCAACTGGAACACCAGCTGCAGGGAGTTGTTCATCTACTGGGTAACCAACACCACCAGCTGTAACTGTTCCGGTAGCTTTAGTACCGTAGGTTCCAGCAGTAGTGGAAGTGGTAAATCCAGTGATAGTCTTTGGAAGAATAGCAGCAGATCCAGCGTTACGAACTACTCGACACCTGACCTTGTGGCCAGAGCGAGCAATTTTGGTAGAACCAATGGTTGCTGTAACTAAGTCTTCAAATTCAAACTCTTGTCCTTCAAGGTTTGCGCCACCAAGATCGTTAGCGTCAATTGTAGCACCGCCGTAAAAGGTAGTACCACGCTCGAAGGGAGGGTTTTCATTTCTAGCCATTATCAATTTCTCCTAAGTAAAAAAGTTCCTAATGAATGTTAAGTAAGTGCTACAAATTTAGCTTGGTAGCGTGGATTACATCTCATGTTACCGAAGAAGTCGATTGAGAATCTTTCGGTATAGCTAGCAAGGTCGAAGTCAGGAACTTCAGGAACAAACAGTTGTGACTGTAAGCTTCTCAATTCCAGCTCATCAACATTAAGACCGTAGCCAACACCATCAGGAATCCCGTACTCAGAAGTAATGTCAACACCATCAACATTGACGGAGTCTTCAAAACCAAGAGCGTAAAGACCACCCTTCTTGTCACCACGAACAACCGTCAAGCGTTCCTTGACAGCTTGTTGTTCGAGTACAAGTCGATACATTTCTGATTCCAAGATAATCATGTCAAGCATACCACGCTTAGACTTGTTCTTGTGACTCTTAGTAATCGCATAGCGAATAGCTTGAGTACAAGTGTTAGCCCAAGTGTAAGTGCCTCCAGATGGAATGGTCCATGCAGTGTCGGTATAATCGACAACTAAAGGAGACCAGAAGGAATACTCAACATCGCCTGTGCCGTCTGGCCAAGCAGTGTTAGAGCTAGAATCCTTAGACCAGCTACCACCATAGTTTCCTAGGTTAGTAAGTAGTCCAGCATAAGTGTCAGAAGGTAGACCTACAAACCCGTGTGGGCTAGGTCCAGATGTTCCGAACCACGACTCTAAACCGTGGATGCGTCCAGTACCACCAGCAGCATTACCATCAGCATAGATTTCGTCACCAAAAGAGTCTTCAATTTCAAAGACCATTGAGTTAACGATGTCAGATGCCAACTTAATAATGCCTTCGGCAGTGCCTTGATTTTTAAGCTTTTCAAATTTACCAAGTGCATCTGTCACAGCATAACCACGCCAATCAAGTTGTGCGGTCTTGTAGCGGTTAACTTTGCTAAAAGTCAAAGTGTCGCCGTCAGTGATAGTACGCAAAGGTGATTTTTTGTATTTCACCTTCCAGTCCATGAGATCACCAGAGTTGTTGAAAGTCACACGACCACGATCTTGCAACATAGCAAGAATCTTGCGGTTACGCATGATGTTATCTTCAACATCTTTGATGTATTGATGGATCGTTGTGTTCAGTATTCTTTGCCATTCAGCCATAACAATAAACCCTTATATTCTCCGGTATTACCCGTGGGGCGGGAAATTAAAAACATTATCGTGAACGATTAAAACTACCCTCAGAAACCCCATTGGCTTCTAATGACTGACGCATTCTCTGCGCCAAATTCAAGGCTTTGTTTTTCACTGCGCCACTGCTTGATAAAGCAGCTGCGTCCGAATTGCCGATCCTAGACAAAGCATTACCTTGTCTCGCTGGAGCCTGTTGAACAAACTGCTGCTTCTGCTGTTCGCCCTGTTGGCGTTGAGCAACTTGTTGAGCTTGTTGTTCTCTAGCTTGTTGCAATCGCATCTGAGATTGTTGATAGTAATCTCGATACTGTGCATTCTGCTGTGCTTCTCGTTGAGCTTGATGCTTCAGGTAATCACGCTGAACCATAGATGAAGCATAAGATGCTCGCTGGTTCTCGTTAGTTATTCCTGAAGATGCAGCTTGCTGAACATAGTGAGCAAAAGCTTTACCATAAGGGGTTAAAGCTGGTTTACCAGTATTTTGATCATAGACAAGCTTGCCTTGCTGATCACGCTGGTGTAGCCAGCTACTGTTTTGTGAGATATAATCTTTAGCAAAGGATTGAACCTGTTGCTGATTATCTCGCTCGCTAAGAATCTTTTCAATTAAACCTTTAGCAACCTCTTCGATACCGGGCTTAATCGCCCCTACTGGATCAAATGCAAATTGCTCTAGGAATTTATCTCTGTGCTCAATAGCACTGGAGTATTTATTGATTAAGTCAGGAGGAGCACCGGGTAAAGTAGTAAGGTTTCCATTGGAATCTCTTACAACCTTTGATCGCCATTCAGGATCAAACTCTGGAGCTTTCCACCAAGACTCTTGAGCAGGTGCAGCTTTAGCAGCTTCTGCAGCTTGTTTTTCTTTTAGCCAGTTATTAAAGTCGCCAGCATGTTGCAGATACTGATTACCATACTGAGCCATCTGCTGTAGCTGCTGAGACTGTTGCGCTTTTGCAACTAGATCTCTAATAGCTTCAGCATCATTCGTGTAACTACTAGCGTCATAGCCATAGCGAGCGACAGCTTCACGAACTGTGTACTGTTGTTGTTGCGGTGTTTGCTGTTGTTGTGGTGGAGCGTTTACCGAAGCAGGGCTAGTGCCGTATCCGTTAGGAGCACCATTGCGCTGATTAGGAGCTGCCACATATTGTTGCGGACTTGATTGCCCACCTTGACCACCTGAAGTTTCAGGGGAAGACGAACCAGTAAACTCACCACCGCTTGTTTGCGGTTCGGATGGCATACCAGAAGATTCTGGTACTGAACTGGATTCTGACTGACCAATAGTTTCTGGGTCCATGTTTTTCCTTTTGACTACAACTAATTTGTAGTAACTTAAATATGATTGGTTCCAAATAAAAAGTCAAATAAAAAAACCCCCAGTTTTACCTGAGGGTTCTTTTTTATCAGAAAGGAAGGTCTTCGTCATCACGACTTGGAGCCTTCTTTGGTGGCACAACCTCAAACTCGGCATCTATCTCTTCACCATCCTCTACTAGATTAGCCCCTTCTAGTATCTTAGATGCGTCAACATCACCATCTTCAGCAAATAAACGCTTTAAAAGTAGCCTTTGCAGGGTCCCAATACGCTCATTTATAAGCTTCATTTCCTTCAAAATAGCCCCCATTTGGTCACTATTTCCACCACTTTGGCCCCCTGTTTGACCCCTTTTATCGGTCTCAATCTTGTGGCCAGCAGCTCTAGCGAACCAATTGAGGATAAATTCTGGATACCACTCATCTTTTTTCTGGCGATCTGGTTCTTTTTCCAACCAATCCACCATCTTATTGATCTGAACATCGACATTTACAGTAGGAAACTTCTTCGCTGCCTCTCGCAATACGGGTTGTGGTATGGTGTATGTACCATGCAACCTCCCGTTTCGTGATGGCAACTTGTATTCTTTAACTTCTGACATAACTAACACTCCTCAACGCTAGGAAAACGATGCTTCATGCAGGTGTTCTTCCGTAGAACGCCCGTTTGTTATAGCATCATATGAAAAATCGTTCTGAACAACAGGCATATCATCAAAAGAGTTGGTGCGCTTAATCAAGTATGGGTACAAAGGCTTAAGGTTCTCAGTGGTTGTACACCCTGCCCCTATGCCTTTCGCACCTTTCAGGAAGATCTGCTTCCTTTTCTCTTCATCTAAGGCTTTAAACTCTTCAATCGTCAATCCAATCATGGATAAGCTGTAGCTTAGGTCACAATCGTACCTTCTCTGCATTTCTCGCTTCCATCCCGGAAAGGTTTGTTGATATACCTCAATTTGTAGGATGAATCGCTTGGAGTTTGCTGCATTAAGCAGCTTATCCCTACCGATTGCACAGTGACAGGTGCATAAAGCTGTAACGCCATTCAAAACTAGCACATCTCCGTTGGATTTCTTGCGAATACTCTTAGGATGGGGCACTGGTACATACCCTTCGCACTTACAATCACCGCACTGGAACCTTCCAGACTGGATTTCTACCTTGATTTCTTCTTCTTTAGAGCGTTCTAGCTGAATGATGTCAACAATGGTTACTAATATATTCGGATCGAACTCGATTTTATTTCCAGAATTATTAAATAAAATTTTTTGAGTGGCTTTAGTCACCTCTTTAGCGGTATAAACCAAGGCCTCAAAGTCAGCAACCATTCGCCTTAAGGCAATTATCTGATCTTTGGTGTTCCATTTGGTTCTGGCAACAATCCAATTAACCCATTGACCGAAGTCATCTATGTTTTCTGCTGGAATAATAACTCACCCCTTTCGTGGATAAGATGTGTGACGGATAAACTTACTATAACTTGTAACTAAAGCAATAGAATGTTGATTTTTTTTAAACAAAAGGAGAAGTCGTGCGTAAAATATTGTTCGTAAACTGGCTAGAAGAAATGAAACTAATGAACTCGCTTAGGTGTAGACTAGTTTCAGAAAACATCAATGCGTCTAACACGGTTGTAGTAGCTGTATCCACCGATTACTCCTCAGTAATCGCCCAATACCTTAGGCATCAGCTATCTCACGATGGGGAAATCTGTGCAGGGTTTGGTGTTGATGTGCCTTACCCTGATCAAGAGTTTGATGATGATTTTGTTAACGCTTTCTTAGCTACCTTTTACCTTAATCTGATACATGTTAAAGACAAAAAGATCCTCTTAGTAGAGGCAGGTGTCATTCGAGGTGGTAATTACACTAAAATCGTTGAGCTAATTAAAGAAAACCTTAAGCTAACCAACGAGATCCTAACACTTACCATGTTTGAAAACTACGGAAGTAAGTTTAAGTCTGACTTTGTAGGCAAATACTACGATGATCTGACGGAAGATCTCACCTTTTGGTGGGAAAAGCCTAATAACCATTGGCCAAGTTAAGTAAGAATGCTCATTAGCTTTTTTGTTTGATTGGTTTTTCTCAATTCTTGACACTCAGTAATTAAATCCTGAATTACCTGAATGCCATACTCGCATACACCCCTTGCGTTCAAGTGGTCGTAGAGATCCTCATAGCCTTCCCAACCATCAATTTCACGCTTAATTTGGTCGTTCTTAACTAATTCCAGTATTTGGTCAATATCGCTTAAAAAGTCTTCTGATTCTAGCCAATTATCTTTTCTTGCTTTTGACATCCTAGGTTCCTTTCGAGTTCCTGTTCTAGCCCTGAGACCCAACCATTGGGATCTTCAGAATCTTCTAACTTACCGTAGTGATAAGTGTAGTCAAGTTCAACATCGTTGTAAGAATTAAATTTAGGATCAATCATAAACTTATTGGCTCGCTCAGACAGCTTAAAAACTGGCTCTGATTTATCCCTAGTGTCACTTAAGATCTCGTACTTAAGGGCTATTGGGCTAACTCTAAGCCGTATAATCTCAAAGATTGTGCCAATGTTCGCTTTAAAAAAGTTCTGTCGATTGTATAAACCATAACCCTTGTATTGATTTACAAACAACCAGCAAAGTTTAGCTGCATATTCTTTTAATTCCTCGTACCTTTCATCCCCAGAACCAAGCGATTTGTATATCTCAGGGCATTGCTCTTGGAAAGACTTTTTAAATGAGATCACACCATTTTGTGGTAATGCGAAGCATGAAGATTTTTGACCACTCTTGGCTGACACTAAGCTTTCAGACTCGCTCTGATTGACACAAAGGGTTTGATTTTGATATATGCCTTCAGGGTGTGGGGGATTAAAAGGGGTGAAGGGTGTGGGTGATAGAGGTGTGGAGTGAGGGGGTGTATAGAGAGGGGTTGTAGGGGAGAGAAAAGAGGGGGAGAGAGGAGTAGGGGAAAGAGGGTGCAGGGACAGGGGAATAAAGGGGGAGAGGGATTTTATGGTTTTTAGCGTTTTTGAGCGTTTATTTTGCGTCAAATGCTCTTCGTCTGGGTCAAAATTAGCTGGTGGCTTTGGCTTGATTTGCTTAGTAATTTTCAGGATTTGGACTGCGCTGATTCCAGCGATAGTCAGCTTTTTCATCCATTTCACCGCAACCATCGCATCGCAAAATCCCGGAATGCCTACCGCATCATCGATCTCCTGCCAGCTCATACCCAAGATCCATTCGTTTTGGTGGGCTTCTGCCTCAACTGCAAGTACCCAAAGCAAGAAGATGGCTCCTAGAGCCTCTGTAGTGGGCCTATTTAGCGATATTACTAACGATTTGAGTTCTGGGTCATCTAGCAGGTAGATCGTTAAAAATTCAGGTGGTTTTGGGATTCTCTTCGCCATGGTATTTTGTGCCTTTCTTGACAACAACCAACGCTTGTTCCAAAGTGGATCGATGATCTTAGCTACTTTTTTTGCAAGATCAAATGCTTTCCTATTGTTTTTTTAAAATACTCGCCTATGATGCCTATGTACGACTGTCCAAACCATGGTCGCACTCCTTTCGAGGGCCGGAGCTACCAACGCTAGTTCCGGTCTTTTTTATGCACTTTTTGCGCTCCAGCGCAGATGACATGTCCCGAATGCCAAACTGGAAAATAGCCAAAAATTATGGTTGATGACCGTAACCTATACTGGGGGTCCGTCCGGGGGCCTACGGGGTATCCTACCTAGCTTGCCTAAGCCCTGCAATTGCTAGGTATCTGCTATCGTCCTATATCGTTATGGTTCCAATACCGAGCAATAGGTTGTTCGATATCTAGGCAATGGTGTAATGGTGCATAAGCCCTTAAGCCGTTACCATAACTGGCAAGCGTCAACGGATCTTTACCGGCATTGTCAAAAATTATTTTCAGTAATAAAACACTATAAAAATAGGCGTTTCGAATTATTCCGATATTTCTTTTTACCCTAGCGTCATTTATCTATATGATAACACCTCGGTTATTGGTTTTGTTTCAAGTCGATAATCGAACGGCTTTTACTCTGCCCAGAGTAAACGCCGGGCCCGAAGATCTTTTAAAACTTAGGTTGGATAGGGTAAAACACCTCGAAAGGGTTTTTACTATGGTTAAGTCTATTTCTTCTATTGTTAATGTTTTCGCTAAGTTAAATGAAAAATCAGAACTTGTAATCGGTAAGCAGTTACAATTGCAAGCGCATGGTTTTATTGAGATGGCAATAAGCTTAGTGGATAGAATCGAAAACACTATTACTGAAAATGATACACTGGCCGATATTCGTAAAGAATATAACGAATGTTTACTAAGTGTAAATTTGAAGGGTAGTAATTACGGTTTTTCTAATGTTCTTAAAATTGGGAATATTGCCAAGAAAAACAAACCTTGGCTGTTGGGTTTTAAAAGCTTAACAGCCTTGGCCGTTGGCTTAGGTGCTTTTAGCAGTGTGCCAAGTTGCAAGGGTATTGCAGCCCTAGAAATAATGGCTGTAAAGGGTACGGTCGACGATCAAATAAAACAGATCGACAACAGCCTTGCAAATGAGCAAATTCGTGAGATTGTGAACACTGTTAAGAATATTCCCAATAAGCCAAAAATTGATGATTCTAAGGCTGTTAAGCCTGTTGATAGTGTTAAGCCTGTTGAAACTGTTTTTGCAGAGTCTAGGGCTGTTGATACTGTTGAAGAAAAATCAGCCTTGGCCGTTGCTAAGATCATAAATAGCAACAGGGATAACGAAGCTTTTTTAATTGCATTCTGCGCCGATTGTTTTAACCTTGGCTGTTTAAATCAACTGGCCGAACAAATTGAAAAGACTAAAAAGAATGTAAAATCAGTAAGTTTAAAAGGTTAATTTGTAGTGGTTTTTGTGTGTTTTTTCTTGTTTTAATTATCTACCCTATCCTACCTAGTTTACCCCTCTTACTTGTTGTAAGGGGGGTTTTTTTATGCCCTGTTTTTTCCAGTTTTACTCTGCCCAGAGTAAACGGCCACAAATAACCCTGACGCATGCGCCACGATCAATAAGAAGATCAATGCACCCACGCCCACGGGACAGCCACAATTCTAAACTTGTTGTGACAGCCACTGCTATTGACACTAGAGATCTATTGTGTTACAATACTGATCGGTTGGTGATATGGTTTGAATTTCATATGGTTACAGCGTTGGTAACCGCCACTATCACTAACCCAGTTTTACTCTGCCCAGAGTAAATGGAAAGGATTTCCCATGTTGGTCTTAACCGTATCCGATAGTAACTGTTTAGAAATCACCCATGGGGGCGAGAAACTTGTCATCTTTTTTGAAGACAAAGTTAAGGTCGGCATCAAGGCTAGTAAGGACTTTGATATCAAGCGGGTTAAGCTTGAGAAGTCCAAAGCAGAGTAGTTTTACTCTGCCCAGAGTAAACAGCCACGCTTGAGTGTCAGCGTGGTTGTTTCTTTTAACTGACACTTCAAAGGAGTTTGCGATGAACGAATGGATGGAATGTATGTGGTGCAATAATACAGAACTTGACTGCACAATCATAAGGACACCAAGTCCTTATTGCGGTGTAGCACTAACTTGTATCGAGTGTGTCAAAAAGGAAAACCGCCATCGGAACGGTGCGCCAAAAATACCTCTAAAGGAAGATTACGATAAAGCTAACGGTATCCCCACGGACACTTTTATTGTTTAACCCCACGAAAGGAGGTTGCAATGACCAATAGTTTGCTTCGGGATATCCTCAAAGTGATAGGAAAGGAATTGATTAGGCAATCAAAATCAAAGGGCCCTGTTGGTGGCCAAGAGTTCCACATCGAAAGCTTCTGGCGATTGCCAGATGATAAAGAAGGTGGTTTTCGCTTTGAAGTTACCACTTGGGACGAAGAGTCCGAAGATCCAAGGGTAACCGAAGTTTTGTCTTACCCAAAACTTATGGCTTTGATCGCCACAACTATGATTGACCCATGCCTTAGCGCAGTTTGCGCTGAGGTAAACAAGAATTAACCCCCACGATCAAGCCCTAGGGAGTGCCACAGATAGCTTGTTGCTATTGGTTGGTGTTTGATACTCCCTAGGTCTTGTCTTTAAGAAAGGCCCAGAAGATGGAAACTTCAGAACCATGCCGTTGTGGCGAAATCCGGTCATGCAAGGAATGCAGAGATCGGGTCAACAAAGTCTTAGACAAACTAAAAGAAAGGGATAAGAATGAAAAGGATAAGCAACAATAGGGTCGGCTACCACATTCAAACAAGGTCAGAGTTCCAGACCCATACTGGCAGTATGTATGGCCAAAAGCTAGGCGACAACGGGTTCGTAGTCTACAGCTACGGGCCACATTGGCCCTTAGCACTATGGAACGGGCGTTTTTGGCTTCTCAACACAGAGAGGTCAAGCGTCACCACTAACCGCCACAACACGATTACCCGTCTGGCATGTCCAGATTGGGTAGGTTGCCCTAAAATTGAGCTTGAACATGCGATAAAACGCATGTATCGAGAAGTTAGTGCTTGACACTAGCCAAGTAATCTGCTATAATGTATATTGTCAGTTGAGTTGCGTTGACTCGACTGACAGTTTGTTTCAGTTGCCTTGTTTATCAGTTTACTCTGCCCAGAGTAAACGCCACTTCTCTCGAAAGGAGAATCAGTAATGTTGATCAGTAAGCTTTCAGGGTTCATATCCAAGTGTTGGGACGCAAGTGTTGTTCCAATGGTGAGTGGTTCACCCGGCTTGGCAAAGTCATCCGTTGTCCGTCAGTTGTGCGATAGCAAGGGTTATCGCATGGTAGATATCAGGTGTTCCATGCTGGAACCAACTGACTTCAGGGGTCTACCATACATCCACGATGGTCATGTTGCATGGGGCAAGCCATCACAGCTACCAGCTGATGACGGGGTTGTAACCGTACTCTTCCTTGACGAATTTACACAGGCATCAAAGCAAGTGCAAGCTGCATGCTTGCAGTTAGTCTTAGATCGTGCATTCGGTGACTTTGCGCTCCCTGCTAACACTCTCATAGTCCTAGCTGGCAATAAGTCGAGCGATAGAGCTGGTTGCACGGGCCTAATCAGCCCCATGGCGAACAGGCTTTGTATCGTCGAGGTCGAGATGGACCTTGACAGCTGGCTACCATGGGCATACAGCCACGGCATTAAGAAGGAAGTCTGTGGTTTCATAGAGATGTGCCCACAGCACTTGTCTCCCGGTGTGCCAAAGGTAGATGGCACTCCCTTTCCAACGCCACGGTCATGGGAGATGCTTAGTCGGTTCGAGGACCCCGATTACGACATCATAAATGGGTTGATAGGGCCAGCTGTGGCCCCATCATATTACGGTTGGCTTAGCGTGTTCGGGAAGTTCGATCTTCCCAAGATGCTAATGGACCCATCTGGCTGCGACATACCAGATGGCCAAGACATTAGGTATGCAATCACAGCTGGCTTGGCAGAGCGCAGCACGAATGCGTCAGAGAAGGAGCTTGACGCTTGCGTCACCTTGTCTACAAGGATGAGCCCTGAGTTTGCTGCCATGTATTTCAAGAGCTTGTTTGCCAAAGATGCGAAGTCATTTGTCAAGAAAATGCTCAAGATCCCGGCATATGTCAAATGGAGTAAGGAGCATCAGGACATGCTCAGGTTGATGATCTAGCACGAAACCCCACACGGGGTCTAGGGGTATTGCCCCTACTGATGAGTGCCAGTTAGCACGGAATTTTACTCTCCAGAGAGTAACGGAGGTTCAAATGATTAGCATCAAAGGTCGTGGTATCGTTGTACTGTGGAACGCATTGGAGTGCGACCACTCCATTATTGCTGCAGGTTTCGAGAGTATCGGGCTTAAAGGGTTTATACCTAACCCACGCACTAAATTGGCTTCCTTGCTCCACGCATTGAAGCAAGTCTATTGCGGACAGACTTGGTTGATCAGGCCCCTTAAAGGGAAGAACGGTTACCAAGTTGTCAAGGAGACTAAAGGTCTCGAAGCCAATGACCTTGAGCATGAGCGCAGCTTCATTATGTTCGAGGATGAGAGTATGACGGTGTCACCATTCGACCAGACTTTAGTCGATAGGGTGTCACAAGAGTACAAGAAAGCAGCAGGGCGTGTCAGCCCTATCGAACTCACGGATTGCCTTAGACGCATGCTCACAAGCCCACACTCAGGCTTTAACGGCATTCCCTTGAAAGATGCTGGTGCGGTGTACTGGGTGTCAGAGGATATGAAGTCTATGCTTGACAGCGTAGGCAACGCCATCTCTGCAGCCACGGCTAACGAGTTCAGGTTCTCTATCTTCAGGCATGAGCTGAATGACGAAGAGCGTCAATCTGTTCTGTCAGCTGCAATTCAGGATCTAAACCGCAAGTGCGGTCTAGTATACGAAGATGTAAGCTCAGGAGAATTGAAGGGCTATGCCCTAGCCAATCGTGAGAAGGAATGCGAGAGTCTTATCAAGAAAGCAGAATTTTTCCAGACGGCGTTACAAACCGATCTGTCGCAGATCATCAAGGCGTTGGATGATGTCAAGGTTGCAGCGTCAACTGCAGCTATTCTTGCTGGTAGTTCTAACTAAGGAGGTGCGTTATGCACGACATGGAACGGAAGTATAAATCAGCACTCGTTGCGCTGATGCTTGGTCGGTTTGGCAATCGTGGAGCTGGCGCATTCTACAGTGCGATAGCCATGCGATTGCCCGGCAGGTGTTCACCAGAAGTTGAGACCTTCGCCACCAATGGGCGAGAGATCATCTACAATCCAGAGTTCATTGATACGCTCTCAGAGCGTGAGATAGTAGGTGTGATCTGCCACGAAGTGCTGCATGTGGCAGTGCTGCATCACTGTCGCAAGGGCAACAGGAACCACCAGCGATGGAACATTGCCTGTGACCTTGCGATAAACCAGATAGTCATCGAGGGTGGCATGTCCTTACCAGCTGGTGCTTGCATGGCTGGTGTCGGCCAGTATGCCA